AACTTTAATGACTGGTTGCTTATACTGTAGTTGGTCTGACATGGCTTTCACTTCTTAGTTAGTAGAGTAACTATAGTGTAGCTCTGCCGGGCTATTTTCGTTCAAAGTTAAAAATCAACTATCACTACGCGTATGAATATATAACCATTAAGTATATTCAAGATTCACAGGTTGATAATAATAGGCTATATTGTTTATGAAAAAATAATTATAGAGTGTAGCCAAATATTAAATACTATATATTGGTTGTCGCGTACATCATTCAAGTATTGAATAGTTTCTTTCTATTATTAATTCTCTTAATTTTGAAATTTTTTTGCTATCCCTTAGATAATTTAATATGTATTTCCAAGTTTCTTCTAACAATATATGACCTTCATACTGAGCATTCTCCTCGTATTCCTCAATTAAGTTTTGTTCTGCAAAGAAAGTATATATATGTTTAACCGTTTCAAGAGAATATGCTTCTTCAAAATAAGAAAAACTTAATTGGGAAGATGATGCTCCATCTGTGCTGTAAGCCTTTAGTATGTCATAGAATATGATACGACTTTGTAAGTTTAAATTATTCAATGATAATATTTGCTTTTTTATAGTCTCTATATATTCTTCGTCCTCTTTTTTGAGACTTTTTAATTCAAATCCAAGATAGCCGAGTAGATTATTTAAGTTTTTAAATTTCTTTGTTTCTCCCCATTTGGTTTTATTGATTTCGGAACTGAGGTTGTCTAAAACAAATTTTTCATGGTTGTTTTTTAAATCATAAAGAAATTTAACACTGTATTTATCATTGTCAATATCATCAATAGGGGCATCAATCCTTTTGTGGCAAGTTGGGCAAAGGATAATCAGATTTTCAGGGGAATTGATCGTACCGTTTTCTACTATTTTCTCATTAAATCTACGGCTATCTTTGTTAAGCCCATATATATGAGCTAATTGACCTATGAATTGGGGATATTCATTAATACTGAATAGTGATTGTTTACATAGTGCACAGATTCCACCAGAAAGTCCAACTAAAACTTTTAAATTTTTAGTTGAGTAGCTTCGATTATTGGGCATTTTTCCACCATTCCTTTTAAGCTAACTTTATAGTTATGCTAAAAAACTATCAGTCTTAAAATGACTGATAGTTTAAAATAGCTCTCGCTTATAATTTTTTACATGACACACTTCTGTAACAGATATTAAAAATAAAAATACTAACACACCAACATCTTGAGACATATGATAAAACATTGGTAAACCTATAAAGCGAACTACGAGAAATATATCAGCAATTTAAGAACCCTATAATGCCAGTAATTACAGGGATTTTATAGCTTTAATATTGCCCGTGACTCACTCGTGACTCAAAATTATAAGCCAACGAAACTAGCTAACTTGTTAACAGTATTTCTTTGTGTTTTATTAGATACATGCCAATAAACATTTAAAATCTGTGACGTGTCGCTATGTCCTAACTGCAATTGAACATCTTTGATACTGGAACCTGATTCAAGCATTAGAGAACAAACCGTATGCCTGATTCCGTGAACGTTAATTCTATTAAGTGGTTCTTGATCTACTTTTTTATTTTTATTGTATGAATCAATAATATAGCCAAGCCAGCGATTCATTTTAGTAAGACCAAGTAAGTGATTTTTTGTGTTGGGAAAGAGTAATTGTTTAGGTGTGGTATCAATGTTATATCCCAGGATAAACATTTCTTTTCTAAGTTCCTTTATCCAATTACTCATCACGGTACAAGTGGCATCATCAAGACCGATGGTTCTAATAGAGTTTTTAGTTTTTGGAATTGTGATGATTGGTTTGCCATCTATCCCACGACTGACAGTTTTGTTTATAGTTAGTGTTTTGTTGTCAAAGTCTATATCGCTTATTTGAAGGGCTAGTAGCTCACCTTTTCTCATGCCAGTAAAGAAGGATAGTCTAAACATTGCGATGGCTTTCTCATTAGTTCCTTTACATCTATGATCTAACTCACTAAAAAATAATTTTACTTGTGATTTTGTCCAGTAATTGGTTAACTTTTCATCACCGATTTTAGATTTCTTTTTAGGCATTACAATCATTTCCATAGGGTTCTCATAGATAGCTTTTAAACGTTTAGCTTCTACAAATACAAGATTGGCATAGTCTTTAATCATTCCGAACGATTTCATTTCACTAGCCCACTTATTGACCGCTTCCTGACACATAGGAACGGTTATTTTTTTTACCTCGTATTTCCCTAGTATAGGTAGTATATGGTGCTTAAATAGCCCCAGAACACGATGTAAGGTACTTTCTTTCACAGTATTCTGATAAGAACTGATGAAATACTCGTAAGCCTTTGTATAAGTTATATTTTGGTCGGTACTGTAACCATGTGTATCTATCTGGCTTAATGCACGAGATAAATAAATTTCACACTCTTTATGTGTTTTAAAGCCACGTTTTGTTGTACGTTTTTGCTTGCCAGTTAATGGATCAGTGGAAACAGTGTACTGACAACGCCAATACTTTTTACCGCTCTTTGTTTCATATTGTGTAATTGAACTCATGTTATTTCCCCATTTCGGTAGCTCGCACGGCACGTTAATAGGGGAGATGGTTAGTTATTTAAAGTCCTTGATGTCATTCACATCTGATTTTTTAATTATATTTACAAATTCGGTAATTTGTTTCGCACTATCAATTTTGAGCTGTTCAAAGTATTCATCATTATAATGGTGCATTTTTGCTCTTATGGAAGCCGATATTATTCCTGATAGTAAGGCAAGTATAACGTCACTATTAGGCTTATCTTTTATCATTTGGATTAATCTAGTTGTATTAGTTAATAAGGACTTTTCTAAAAAATTCAAACCATCTTTATCGGTTTTTCCTACTATTGAGTCATACATTTCATCAGTTTGTTTATCTATTGCTTGCCATCTTTTTTTCTGGTATTCCTTGTACTCTTCTAATTCAGAATCACTAAGGTCTTTTAATGTTTTGTTACCAGTAGTTAAATACATTATTGACATATTACCTTTTTGGGCAATAAGTTTTAATCTATCTGCATTAGGTACGCTCTTTCCTCGTTCCCACCTTGATACTATACTTTTATCAGCATTGGGAGCGAAAATCTTTCCAAATTGTTCTTGATTGAGTCCAAGTTCAAGCCTTATGTTTTTAATGTTTTTGGCAAGTAACTTTCTATCTATCTCATATTTAGGCATTTTTATATCTCCACTTTTATTTGAAAAAGTTGCATATTGTGACTTGACATGATTATAAGGTATGAGTATAGTATAAGTCAAGGAGGTGACGTAAAGTGACTCAAAATAGAATAGAACCTACTCTTAGATCTTACAGAATGTTCCTACTTATGACTCAAGGCGATATGGCTAGGATACTTAATATTAGTAGACAATCTTATTCAAACAAGGAGCGTGGTGTTACTCCATTTACTGATAATGAGAAATTAAAAATTCGCAATATCATACGAAAAGTAGACAAGTCTGTTACTATTGACGATATTTTTTTTGGATTTTAGGTGACGTAAAATGACGTCAAATTGGGGGGGTGAGAACAATGAAGTTACAAGTTAACGTACCAGATGAGCTTGATGAGCATATCCAAGAATTGGTTAAGCAGACGGTTGCTAAACTATTGAAGGATACACAGCATAGTAATAGTTTTGCCGATTATCTTAATTTAGGCGAAGCAGCCGACTACTTAAGCATCTCACGTGGAACACTTACAAAGGTTATCAAGGAAGACGGACTACCAGTTACTTATATTGGTAGATCATCACGTATTAAAAAGTCTGACTTAGATAAGTACATGACTGAAAAAGCAATTTAAAAAATATAATTGTAGCTCGCACGGCACGCAGTTATAGAGGAGTTGTTACCGATGAACTTAGATCTAATTGATGCTTTACAAGATATGAAGACTGATATGGAAAAGATAACCACTGATGCCATTGTATTGAGTCCAGATGAGTTTAAGGACAAGGAAGATTCAGCACTATGCCAGGATATTGCAGACAATGCAATTAAGGCAAAAGAAATATTTGAAAAACTAGAAGGGAAGAAATAAATATGTTTGAAAACGATGAAGAAGAAATGAAGTTTATTAAAGAACAAGACGAAAATATTCAAGCACACATTCGCAATATTGAAATGAACCTAGATGCTTTAAAGGGAAACAGTACCGTTACTCTTAGTGATGATAAAACAACTCACGTCCTTTCACAATTGGAACTAGCAAATGAAATTGCACTTGATGCCAAGGCTATCAAAGATGCCATCTTATTGAAGTAATATGCAAAAAAAGGGCAAAAAAAATAGGACTTACAAATAACCCGACCAAGGTTGTAAGTCCTAAACATAGTAAATAACACTTGCTCTTATTATAACAAAATTGAGGGAATTTATAAATGGATAAAGAAGAAATACAAGTCATATTAGACGACAACTTAAAGAACAAGCAACTATTGGATCTAGTTATTCACTCACTTGATACAACCGAGTGTTTAAAATCTGAAAACAAGCTAATGGCAATATTCCAGTTATTAGATAGTGGTGGGTTAGATATTGCTATAGACAATTTAATGAATGTATCTAATTCAGTAAATGATGTTAACGCTAGACTATCCGATTTATTGGAGGACAAGTAAACTATGAAAAATATTGAGTTAGTAGACTTATCTATTAAGGCTGATGAAATAAAAGCACGTGTAGACATGATTAGTAAGTACGTTGATGAGGTGTTATACACCAAAAATATTGATGAAAGTATGGCAAGTTACTCATTGTTGAAACACGGTGGTTTAAATGCAATTAGTAACAATCTAACTAACATATCGCGTGACATTGAAAAGTTATCTACTGAAATGGGTAACCAAGTAGATTGGGACGACCCCATTAAGGATGGTGAAAAAAATGATTGATCCATATGATGCAGAAGAAGTTGCCGTTCAAATTGATAATGACAGAAATTTACTAGAACTACTCATAGAGAATTTAGACACTGTACCAGTTGATAAGGATAAATATACGGCAGACGATATTGCCAGAGAAATTATAAGAGTGAAACCACATCTTATGGCACTATCTAATGCAATTCTAAACACCAATAACGATAGCTATGAAAAGCTGATGGAACTGGTAGATTATTCCATACAAAATGATTGCGTACGCAGCAATAAAGAGGAGGACGGTAAATGACTACTACCTATGATATGGCTATGTATCTAGCCAGACATCACATTTATTACTATTCTACTGCACCCGGTAGTAAAGCAGGATTGAAAGATACGCATGGTTCTAAAGATGCCGTAAATGATGATTCCAAGGCACAAGAGTGGTTTCAAGGAACTAGCAACAATATTGGTATCCATCTTAAAAAGTCACACTTAATGGTTGTTGATGTTGATATGGGACACGACAGTGGTATTAATGGTAGACACAATTTACTTGAAGTGTTTAAACAATATGGACGGTTACGAGATGATACGTTAATCGAAAAGACCCCCCACGGTGGTATTCATTATTTCTTTAAATTACCCGATGGCGTAGATTTGAAAAGTAAAACTGGTGCTTTCTTTGATAATTCTGGTATTGATTTAATGACAGACCATATATTAATTTCTCCAAGCATGATAGATGGACAACCTTATACATCAGTTTCAGGATCGTATGAAGATATCAAGCCAGTACCACAGTGGGTGCTTTCTTATATGCAACGTGATAGCGATAGTATGACATTTAAAAGCAATTTGAATACTGGCGTACCAAGATTGAAGAAATACACTGGTGCATTGCTAGACAGAATTGTGACAGGTGCAAGTAGAGGGCAACGCAATGATTTTGTAACCAGTATGGCTGGCTCAATGCTTGCGGTTGGGACTGATGCCAGTAATGTATATGAATTGTTGTCGGTTATTAATAGGAGTTTCATATCCCCACCGTTATCACAGAACGAGTTAGATTCGATTTATAGTTCAGTTGTTACTAGGGAGATTAATAGATTGAAGGTGAAGTGATGGAGAAAGCCCTTCAAAGTAAAATCAAAGCATTGTCACAGGTTCAAAGTGATACAGATAGAGTTATTGACTTATGGAAGGAAAGATTTCTTAAAACTGATGGTGGGTTACCACGATCTAATTCTAGTAGAAATGTGGTTCTGATACTTCAAAATGACCCTAGATTAAAAGACTTACTTCAATATAATGAGTTCGCAGAACGTATCGAAATTAAAAAGAACAATGACTATTTTGAAAGAAAAAACAAAAGAAGTTTCACCCCAGAACAGTGGGACGATAGCGATGATTCAAAACTTAAATTGTTTATTGAAGATAATTACAATTACGTACCATCTAAAGATGCTATCAGTGATGCAATTGTGAAGTTTGCTATGGAACACGGTTATAACCCCGTAAAGCAACGTATTGAGTCTGTTAAGTGGGACGGCGTTAATAGAGTTGAAACTTTCTTTATGGACTACCTAGGGACGGAAGATAGTTATTACGTTCGTGCAATAACTAAAAGGTGGTTAACAGGTATAGTCGCAAGAGTTTATCAGCCTGGTATTAAGTTCGAGATTGTTCCAATTTTATTTGGAGGTCAGGGAATCGGGAAGAGTACACTTGTTGGATCCATTTATCCAGATTACTTCCTAGATGAGTTACAGACTATGGGTAAGACAAAGGACGATTTCCAACAATTGCAAGGTAAGTGGATAGTGGAACTTGGTGAACTTTCAGCGATGAGAAGAACTGATGTAGACAATGTTAAGAAGTTTATATCAGCTCAACAAGACAATTACCGACCATCATACGGAAGATATGCAACCGACCACCCTAGGAAGATAGCCTTTGTTGGTACATCTAACCCACCCGAGTTCTTGAAGGATAAGACAGGTAATAGACGTTTTTTCCCAATTGAATGTGTTGTACAGGATAAGAAGAAAGACCCATTTAAAATTGATGATGCTGATATTTTACAAGTATTAGCAGAAGCAAAAGTAATGTATGACAACGGCGATGAAATTCATGTAGATGCAGAGTTACAAGAAGTTGCTGATAAGTATCAAAAGAATGCAATGGTTCAAGATCCAACGGAAGAACAGATACTATCATTTCTTGATATGCCAATACCTAAAAACTGGCAAGAATATAACACAGATAATAGGCGAAATTACTTTGTTAGATATGGTAAAGACGAAGGGTGTATTGACAAGGATAGCCTTAAACCATTGGAAGAAACTGTAACCATGGATCAAGTTACTACTAATGAAATTTTACAAGTTGCTTTTAATATTAAAGACGACCAGTTACTATCTGCATCACGTGGGAATGTTGGTAAACAGGTTTCAGATATTATGAACGGTTTAGATGATTGGCAACGTAGCCACAATGTAAAAATTAGTAAAGGAAAGCGTGGACGTGGATATAAAAGAAAGTGAGACATGAGACATGTTTGAGACATGACATGTATCACCCTAGGTTCTAGTTATATCAAGGCTTACAGCAATAGTGAGACATGAGACATGTAAATACAAGAGTTTAAAAAATAATACTTATAACCAAAAGTTTCAATATTATTTTGAGTTTTGAAACACACATGTCTCATGTCTCAAATAAATAATAATTCGCTGTAACCTATGTGGCACAACGGTTACGTAACCGATACATGTTTGAGACATCATGTCTCACATGTCTCACTTAATAAACAATAGGAGATAGCAATGTGAAAAGAATAGATCAAAGAAATAAATTACCCCCATACCCACTTGTGGGTACGAAATAGGTAACTGGCTAGGAAACTAATTGCCCTGATATGACAGTGTACTGGTGAACACCTAAAGTACCGTTTTGGTATCTCAGCACAAAATTGCGTCCAGTAAATAACTCATGCCATATTACTAGCACAGCCGAAAATTCGGTTCAGTACAATGTGGGTCAATCTAATTGACTGACTTAAATAAGTAATTAAAACATATCTTTCAAAAGGATATGAATTGATGATTTATGTTTTGCCATAAGTGGCAGGAATGAACTAGGCTTGCGCAACAATACGCAGACCCTAAACAGGTAATTTCAAATGACCTGTTTATAAATTATAAATTTGCTATTGTTCAGAGCAATAGCAAAACAAGAATGGAGAAGAAATACTAATGAAGACATTAAAATATTTTAATGGTAATGAAGTAGTAACAATGAAACAAGGGGAAAACTTTAAGGACTTAGAGTTTATCGGTGATGATTTAATTCGGTTAACAGTAGATGATGGTGACAGAATCTTAATCAAGTCTAGTTATATTGAGATTGAAAACGTTGGATCTTATCTTACTGATGAAGATGTTATGAGTGATGAGCTTGGTTTCGGCGATTAATCATGGCTAAACCAAAGAAGTTTTGTGCTAAAGCAGGTTGCAATACTTTGATTGATTTCGATAAAACTTATTGCGATAAACATAAAAGTAAATATCAATGGAGAAAGTCATACGAAGGAAAGTATTTACAGTTTTATCATTCAAAAGAATGGAAAACACAAAGTAAATTGTTCTTATTACAAAATTCGCTTTGTGTGAAGTGTTTAGCTGATGGTGTAGTGAGGAAAGCTGATGTTGTTGACCATATTGAGCCATTGAAAGACAACTGGAGTAAACGACTAGATTGGAATAATTGGCAACCCCTATGTACCTATCATCACTCGATTAAAAGTAGAGCAGAGCAGTATTCAAAACCCCGACACAACTAACCCCCCTATGATTTTATATGCCAGATGAACGCACACAACTTTTCTGTACACAAAAATTTAAATAAAAAACGGCATTATAAGGCGATTTAAGCCATATTTTGTAAGGAAGGACTGATTAAATGGCATCAGGCGGAAAGCCTAAACTAACAAGCTATACAGGCGCTGTAACTAAGGAAACACAAGCCGAGAAGAAGCAAGCAGAACAACAATTATTTACATATGCAGAATTAAATAGTAAGCCCCCTGCATGGTTAAAAGGGACTGCAAGAGATGAGTGGGAAAGATTAGTACCACTGTTAAAGAAAGATACTCCAATTAGTGAGTTGGATCGTAACACGTTGGTTAGTTACTGCAATACAAGTGCTTTGATTATTGATTGTCAAAAAGAAATTAATAAGCATGGTGCATTTTATGATAAAGGTAAGAAAAGTAGCTACCTTATCACCCAGCAACAGGCGCAACGTGATTTAAAGGCATTCGCAACTAGTTTAGGACTCACGTTAGAAAGTCGTGCAAAACTTGAATATGGCAAGGCTAAGAATACAACTCCAGAGGACTCTTTCAAGGAATTATTGGCATGAGTTATGCAGAACAATATACTGACGCCGTCCTAAACGGTGACATCATAGCTGGTAAGAAGATTATTCAAGCGTGCCAGAGGTTTGAGGACGATCTAAAACGACAGCGTACAAAAGATTTCCCATACTACTTTGATGAAGATATTGAGAAAAAAGTAATTTCATTCGTAGAGTTGCTACCAACTACCGATGGTAAAAAATTGAACCTTGCCATGTTTCAGAAATGGTTATTATCAAATTTATATGCCTGGCGTGAAGTTGACACTGGTAATAAACGTTTTGACCGTGCATTCATATCAATGGCACGTAAGAATAGTAAGACCTATCTAGCTTCTACAATGGGCGTTATCGCCTTGCTGATGGAGAAAGAGCCACAACAAGGTAGACAGATATTATTTACTGCTAATGCCTATAAACAGGCTAGATTGGCTTATGACATGATGGCTAGTGAACTAAGGCAAGTGGTTAAAACATCACCGTATTTACGTAGAAGGTTGTCTATTAATAAGACAAAGATAACTGATGCTGAAAGTAATAGTTTTGCTACTGCTTTATCAAGCGATACCACCACGCTAGACGGTTACGGTGCCACACTTGGGGTTATAGATGAGTTTCATTTATCTAAAAACAGAAAAGTTCTTGAAGCTATTAAAACTGGTATGAATAATCAGCCTAACGCAACACTGGCAGTCATTAGTACGAGTGGCGATGATACCAATTGCCCTATGTATGAAGATTATCAGTTTGTAAGTAAAGTTCTTGAGGGTAAAGAAGTCGCTGACAGATATTTCATAGCAATATGGGAGATTGACCAAGAGGACAAGGAAACGTTACTAGACCACCCAGAAGTATGGATTAAGGCAAACCCTTTGTTTGAAGTTGAAAGTGTTAGAAAGACAATGACAAGTACCATACGTGATGATCTAACATTAGCAATCAAGCAAGAAAATGTTGCAGGTGTGTTAGTGAAAAACTTCAATTGCTGGCAGAATGCTAAAGAAAATCAATTTCTTAATATTGAGGATTGGAACAATACACTGGTAACTAACAAGCCTGATATAAAGGGTAGACCAGTATACATTGGTATTGATTTATCTAAGACAGGTGATTTATCCAGTGTAAGTTGGTTAGTTCCATTACCTGATGGAAAGTTTTACATCGATAGTTTTAGTTTCGTAGCTACTAAAGGTGGACTGGAGCGTAAGGAAAGACGGGACAATATAAGTTACACAAGGTTACAGGATAGAGGAGAGTGTGACATAACCACGTTGGATAGTGGTGTTATTGATTACTCAAAGATTTATGACTTTGTAAATAACTTAATTGATAGTAATGAACTAGATCTACAAGCCATCTGTTATGACCCATGGAACATGAATACGTTACTTACAGATTTTGAGAAGCGATTTTATCCAATGATTGAAGTACGGCAAGGTGCTATCACGTTGTCAGTTCCAATCCGTGAGTTCAGGGAAGCCATTTACAATAGAGAAATTGTTCACAGTGACAATAAACTATTTGAATATGCCGTCAATAATGCAGTTCTAAGGTATGACTCACAGAACAACGTACTACTTGATAAAACAAAGTACGAGACACGTATTGATCCAGTAGCAGCCCTTTTAGATGCCTGGACGGTTGGTAAAGGATATTTCAAAGATGAGGAGGGGAGCAAGGCAGATAATGACTTTTATAAATCAAATGATTTCAGTTTTTAAAAAGTATCTACCCACATCTGTACTAATCATTGGAATGATTTTATTAATAGTTTCACTGTTTTTATTATTCGGGTTCAAATGGGCGTTGTTGTCACTAGCCATATGTGTGATAGCAGTTGCGGTATTACTTAATAAACAAATATAAATTGAAAGGTGGTGAGAATATAGATGTTTTTTAAAGCAGTAAAACCAGACCATAGCAATGCTTTTCTTGATGCTGTGGTTAGTATGCAGACTGATGATTCAAATTTTTACTATGGTGCTAATGCCATTAATAACAGTGATGTGTTTAGTGCCATTAGAATTTTAGCCAGTGATGTGGCAAGTAGTCCTATTCAATTGTTGCGTGGTGAAACACTAGCCAAGCAAGATAAGTATTACAACTTGCTAAACAATAGACCGAACGACTTAATGGACGGCTTTCATTTTAAGTTTGCACTGATGGCAAACCTATTACTTAATGGTAATTCGTATGCTGAAATTGATAACCCTGATGATCCAAAAGAAATTAAGCTTATCAAAAATTCAAGTATGACAGTCAAGCAAGATGATGATACTGGTGCCTTGATGTATGAGATTTCGAACTCAAAAGGCAAGATTCACAGGGTCAATCCCGAACGTATCTTACATTTTAAGTATTTCAGTCAAGATGGTGTAACTGGAGTAAGTCCTTTAATGAGTTTGCGTGATGAGTTAAACCTACAAAAGTATGGTAATAAAATGCTCACTAATTTCTATAGGAGTGGTATTAATTCGAACGGTATTTTGACTGTAAAAAAATCAGACCTTGATGCTGATGCTAAGAATGCCATTAGAGATAAGTTTGAAAAAGTAAACGCAGGATCTAATAACAGTTCTAGGACGATTGTTCTTGATGAGTCAATGGAATACACGCCGTTAGAAGTAAATTCAGACGTGTTGAAATTAGTTAATTCCAATGACTGGAGTAGCAAGCAAATTGCTAAAGTTTTTGGACTTTCTACTTATCAATTAGGAGTAGAAGAAAACCATTCAAGTGTTTCGCAAACTAATTTGAATTACATTAATGGAACTTTGAACCACTACTTTAATGTGTTTACAGCAGAACTTAATTTTAAGATTTTAAGCAGTGCTGACAAGCAAAGTTTCAGGTTCAGTACTGATAGATTGTTCAGTGTTGATCCCGAAACGACCGCAGAGAACGCAATAAAAGAGGTTCAAGGTGGAATTTTAACCATTAATGAGGCTAGGAAAAAAATGAATTTACCATCAGTAAGTGGTGGTGATGATTTACTAGTAAGTTTGAATTACGTTCACTTGAATAACATGGACAATTACCAAAATAGTAAAGGAGAAAATTCAGTAGATGAACAATGATGAAAAAGAAAAACGCTTGAATACAGATGCTAACTTATCCGCTCAACCTACCAAAGAAGATGGACAAGATAACACTGACTCAAACGCTCAAAATGATGATAACACACAAGACGGCAAGTCACTATCTGGCTATGCAATCGTATTCGGTAAGCCAAGTAAGGACTTGGGAGGTTTCACAGAGGTTATAAATAAAGGCGCACTTGATGGCGTGGACTTGTCAGATGTATACATGGTTAATAATCACGACTTGTCACAAGTTTTGGCAAGTACAAAGGCTGGTACATTGAAACTTAATGTAGACGATAAAGGTTTGCATTTTGATGCCAAGTTACCAAAGACAACGACCGCTGATGATACGTATGAAAATGTAAAAGATGGCAATATCTCAAGCATGAGTTTCAGTTTTGCCGTTGCTAAAGATGGAGATGTATTTACTAAAGGAGATGATGGCAAGGTTGTTAGAACAATCAAACAAGTTAAGTCACTCTTTGATGTAAGTGTTGTCGCAATTCCAGCATATGATGATGCAAACGTACAAGTAGATAAACGATCATACGAAGATTTTATTAAGAACACCAAAGATTTTATTAAACCAACTCAAAAGGAAGTTAAGAAAGATATGACAGAAAAAACAATTTTAGATGGATCTAAGACAGAAACAAGAAACTTTGAAAATTATATTCGTTCAGAAGGTGAACAACGTGATGGACTTACAACTGATTCTGCTAAGGTAGTTGTACCTAGTGAAGTTATTGGAGATATGTTTGATCTAAAACAAAGCAAGTATAATCTGGCTCAATATGCCACAACTAAGAAAGTTGGTGCATCATCTGGTACTTATCCAGTAGCAACAAATCAAACGGGTACATTGGCAACTAAGGAAGAACTTGCTGAAATTGCAGATGTTGATGCTGAAATGTTTAAGGGCGTTGATTATAAGGTTGTCACACGTGCTGGTAAAATTTACCTATCCCAAGAAATTATTGATGATGCAGAAGTTAACATTGTTTCAGAAGTGAAAGCTCAATTACAAAGATTGCTAGATAATACAGACAACTCACATATTGTAGATTTATTGAAGACTTTTACTAAGGTCTCAGCAACTAGCATAGACGATCTAAAGACTGTTTATAATGTTGATCTAGACCCAGCACTTAATAAGAGTGTCATCACTAATCAATCAGGTTTTAACTGGCTTGATACCTTGAAGGATGCAGAAGGACGTTACTTATTACAACTAAGTATTACAGCAGAGAGTGGTAAACAATTATTTGGTGCTGATGTAATTGTTATCAGTGACAAGTTACTACCAAGTCCAAAGACTGGTGTATTACCAATGATTATGGGTGATATTTCTCAATCCGTCTTTGTAGCCCGTAAGAGTCAAGTACAAGTACAATGGAGCCAATTTGATAGTTACTCACAAGGTTTAGCAGTAGTTGTAAGAAATGACTACGAAAAAATTGATGAAGATTCAGCAAGATATATTGAAGTAACACCTGCAACCGCTGAAAAGGCAGCCTAGTATTTTTAGAAGGGTATTGGTAAATTGCCGATGCTCTTTTTATTTTTACAGCGGAAAACTCCGCTCTATTAGGTTTTAAACAAAAATGTCTAAAACTACTTTTCACCAAAAATGATGAGAAGTTTATTACTCAAAAATGAGTAACCAATGGGGTGGAACAAATTGTTACCCCCCCACTTTAAATCAAACAAT